AAACATTGATACTATCTCGTCTAAAATTTTGGACGCATCGTATCAAGCTATTGATACACAAGCTCTATACACCACTAGGAAGACATCGGGTCGTTTAATCGCCTCCCCAATCTTGCCTGCATACATTCCGTTTAAGTGTATACAAAATGATCATTGGTGCGTTGAAAGTAGAGTCAATAACTTAAGAAATAATCTAATCCCTACTTCTTATATTGGATTAATTAACGAGTTTATTGATTTTATTAAACCCGCTCGAATTTTAACCCCTTGGTCTGCAAATGATGTTTATCAAAAACAAGACAAGAAAGCACAACGCAGTAGAAATATTGCAGAATCTGAATCGTTGCGATTGGTCGCTCCTGGTCTCTCGATTAAAGCCTTTCAAAAGGCTGAACCTTACCCTGAGATCAAGGATCCCCGCAATATTTCCACTGTGACACCTAATTTCAACTTACGATATTCCCGGTATACCTTAGCCCTTATGACTCATATCAAGACTTTCCCTTGGTATGGCTTCACTGATCCGAAAACAATTTCGGACCGACTCCGGCATTTGGTTACCAGACAAACCAACATCATAGAAACAGATTATTCCCGATTTGACGGCACACATTCTTCATTTATGTACGCTGTTGAACGCGAAATCCTCATTAAATGTTTTGGCATAGACTCTGAGTTACTCCGTGTCCATGCTCAAACTATTGGACCTAATGGTGTTACTACTCATGGATTACGATACTCTATTGGAGGATCCCGTTTATCGGGGTCCCCTGATACTAGTATCATGAATACCCTCATAAATGCTATTGTTGCTTACTGTGCATTACGCACTGCTGGCAATAATCCTAAAGACTCTTTTATGAATTTAGGCATTTATGGTGGGGATGATGGAGTATCCACTTCAATACCTCAAGCTGTTTATGAAACTGTGGCAGCTGATTGGGGCCTCAAATTGAAAGCAACTCCTTCTAATCCTGCCATAGGAATCTCTTTCCTTGGAAGAATTTATCCTGATCTATACACTACATCTTATTCGTATATAGATCTCCGTCGTGCCATACCTAAACTTGCCATGACTACTGATAAAATTCTCCCTCTTAATGTTGTGCGTTATAACAAAGCTATAGGATTGTACGTTAATGATGCCCACACCCCGATTATTGGCTCGTGGTGTCGCCTCAT